GTCAAGTGTGAGCAGGATGTTCGTCAGTTCGACAAGGACGTCACTCAGAAAGATTTGAATGACTTCCGCAATATGTCGAATCTCCTGTTTAGCGAAGTTTTCCAACAAATGGATAGAGATGTCCATTATGGAGAGCTTCTTCCTAAACATGGTCCAGGTGCAACAGCTGATCGTCTTACCAGTAATGGTAAGTATGACCAGCGTACTTGGACGACAAGACTATCTAAGGTCTTTCCTTTAGATAGATATCTTCTTCCAAACGCTCGATTTTTCGAGACATTGGAGAAGGTAGACATCCTCGAACCTGGCGATGAGATGCCCGTAAGGGTCATCACAGTGCCTAAAACGTTAAAAACACCAAGGATAATCGCTGTGGAGCCAACCTGCATGCAATACATGCAGCAGGCTTTACTCCGAAGCTTCCTTGTAGCCTACGACAGGGATGAACTCCTGCGTGGACTTATCGGCTTCGATGACCAAACTCCTAATCAGAGAATGGCCCAAGAAGGTTCTCTTGATATGAGAACAGCGACACTAGATCTTAGTGACGCTTCCGATCGTGTTTCTAACCAGCTCGTAAGAGCTATGCTGTCGCAATGGCCTAACTTGCAAGAGGCTATTGATGCAGCTAGATCTAGGCGGGCTGACGTACCGGGACACGGAGTTATCCGTCTCTCTAAGTACGCGTCTATGGGTTCAGCGCTCTGTTTCCCCGTGGAAGCCATGGTATTCACTACCATAATCTTCTTAGGGATACAGCACTCGCTCAATAGACCGCTGACCAAGAAGGATATAAAGTCCTTTCTTGGTTCGGTGCGTATCTACGGGGACGACTTGATTGTTCCCGTTAGACATGTGCTGTCTGTCGTACAGGCTCTCGAGCATTTCGGTGCACGAGTTGGCCTGGACAAGTCTTTCTGGACTGGGAAGTTCAGAGAGTCTTGTGGTAAGGAATACTTTAATGGACATGACGTTTCTATCGTCAGAGTCCGGCAAGTGTTACCTCACACGACAGCAGACGCTGCTGGTGTTATTTCTACAGTATCTCTGAGGAACCAGCTTTTTCATGCTGGACTCGTCGATACTGCAGAATGGCTGGATCACCGGCTGGAGGGAATATTGAAATATTACCCTACAGTTGGCCCGGACTCACCAGTGTTGGGCAAGGAAGCGTACCTTCAACCTTATCAGGTTGATAAGATGCATCCTTACCTGCATAGCCCTCAAGTTCGGGGCTACACCGTGCAGGCCAAACCACCAGTAGATATACTGGATGGTGAAGGAGCCCTGCTTAAGTGCTTACTTAAGCTGGAGACCAGTGATTATACAAGGGGTGTCAACGGATACGTTGATTCAGTCCCCTGTTACTGGCCCGGCACGTACTCCCTAAGCCGAACTAGTAATAGTTCGATTACAAGGAGTACTTCCTCTCGGCTACCAACCGGGAGTCAAGATGAGAAGCACTTAGAGCGTTCTGGACGCCCCAAGCGCGTCAGCATCAAGCTTGGTTGGTATTCATCCTTCTAAAGGGATGAAGAGGCCGAATTATTGGCCTTGTGGGGGATAGCCTAGCCTATTGGATAACTGACTTGCTCTTTCGAGAGCCAGTCGGCCATTAGGCCCCTGTACGTAAGTACAGGGGTGGATTATCTCGCGG